TCCTCCATATGACTTCTTGCCATCTGCATTAGTTCCAAGAAAACAGTTTCACTATTCATGTGAATCACCTCCACTGAATAGTATAAAAAATGTTGAGTGAATTTTGCTGAAAAGCAGGAATTAACTCATAAAATGCCTACTTTGCTTGCCATTCTATGATGATTAGCACCGGCTATCCATTCAACTCAACATAATCACTTACTCTACATAAAATACCTTATGTGAAGCTTCACATAAGGTATTTGCGGGAACACAGTACAAGAAGGAGGATACCGCTTGAAAAAGCAATTCTGGAACTGGGTGCGAAACGAAGTCGGTACCCGAACATTGACATTAAACGGCACGATCGCCGAAGAGAGCTGGTTTGAAGACGACGTCACCCCGAGGATGTTCAGGGACGAACTGAACGCCGGAACGGGTGACGTTGTTATTTGGATCAATAGCCCAGGCGGCGATTGTGTTGCTGCGAGCCAAATCTACACCATGCTCATGGATTATAAAGGCGGTGTCACGGTGAAGATCGACGGCATTGCGGCGAGCGCAGCGTCGGTCATCGCCATGGCGGGCACCGAAGTGCTTATGGCCCCGACGAGCTTGCTCATGATCCATAATCCGTTGACGGTGGCGATTGGTGACAGTGAAGAGATGCAGAAAGCCATCGCCATGCTGGACGAAGTCAAGGAGAGCATCATCAACGCGTACGAGCTGAAAACGGGCATATCTCGCGCGAAGCTCGCGCACCTCATGGACGCGGAGACTTGGATGAACGCGAACAAAGCGATCGAGCTTGGCTTCGTGGATGGCGTGCTGGAGGACGAGAAGAAGCAGCAGAAGCATGATGACGTTGCATTTAGCTTCTCCCGACGCGCGGTCACCAACTCGCTGCTGAACAAGGTGCAGCGAAAACAGTCAAGTAAACCCACTGCGTCGGAGGAGCCGCCTCCCGCACAAACAACCGAACCGAAATACCCCGCAGAGCCGCTTTATCAGCGGCTCTCTTTGATTTCACACTGAGGAGGAAACGAATGAATACAATTTTACAATTGCGCGAGAACCGCGCGAAGAAATGGGACGCCGCGAAGGCGTTTCTGGATGTGAAACGTGGCACGGACGGTCTGCTCTCCGCTGAGGATGCTGGCGCGTACGAAAAGATGGAGACCGAGGTCGTCGCACTCGGCAAAGAGGTCGAGCGCCTCGAACGACTGGCGGCGCTAGACGCGGAGCTGAATAAGCCTATCGCCGATCCGCTGACCAGCAAGCCAGCGCAAACCAATACGGAACAAAAGACGGGCCGCGCAACTGCCGAGTATAAGAAGGCGTTCTGGAATGCGATTCGCTCCAAGAATCCCCGGTCGGAGATCCTCAACGCGCTCCAAGAGGGCACCGACAGCGAGGGCGGATACCTCGTTCCTGACGAATTCGAAAGGACTCTGGTGCAAAAGTTGACAGAAGCGAACGTGTTGCGTCCGCTCTGCCACGTGATCCAGACCAGCTATGGCGATCGAAAGATTCCCGTGGTCGCCTCCAAGGGCACCGCCGACTGGGTTGACGAAGAGGGTACCTACCCGCTTTCAGATGATTCCTTCTCGCAGGTCGTCCTTGGCGCGTACAAGCTCGCGACCATGATCAAGGTCTCGGAAGAACTGCTCTCTGACAGCATCTTCGATATCGAGGGGTATGTCTCCGAGCAGTTTGGCAAGCGCATCGGCGACAAGGAAGAGGATGCGTTCCTCAACGGTAACGGCGTGAGTAAGCCGATTGGTATCCTCAACGCCACGGGTGGCGCGGAGGTTGGCGTTACCACAACGGGCGTTGCCGCGATCACGGGCGACGAACTGATCGACCTCGTGTACTCGCTCCGCGCACCGTACCGTAAAAGTGCGGTGTTCGTGCTCAACGACACGACGGTGAAGCTGCTGCGCAAGCTCAAAGATGGCGATGGTCAGTACCTCTGGCGTCCGGGCATCACGGAAAACGCGCCGGATACGATCCTCGGACACCGGATCATCACCAGTGAGTTCATGCCGGGTGTCGCGGCGGGGAACAAGTCCATCGCGTTCGGCGATTTCTCCTACTACTGGATCGCCGATCGTCAGGGACGCACGTTCAAGCGCTTGAACGAGCTGTATGCCACCACTGGTCAGATCGGCTTCCTTGCGTCGCAGCGGCTCGATGGCAAGCTGATTCTGCCGGAAGCGATCAAGGTCCTGCAGCAGAAGGCGTAATGGAGGGGTTGTATGGAGATCATTGAGACCCCGGCGGGCGACGTGACCCGCAACTGTAAGAACTACCTCACCGACGGTGGGGATCGGCTGGTGATTGGCGGTACTCTGGAGGTTCTGGATACCGCCACCGTCACTGGTCTGCAATCTGGATATGCGACCGAACAGACGGCTGGCAGCATCTATCAGGCGACGAATCAAGCGGAGAGCGCCGCAACGACGATTGCCGACTTGAAGAGCGATTTCAATGCACTTCTGCAAAAGCTGAAGAATGCCGGAATCATGGCAACAGACCAGCCGGGTTCGATGTGAGATGGCGACGCTACTGAGTAAGGTCAAAGCAAACCTGATCCTGACGCATGATGCCGACGATGAACTCCTCCAGCGTCTGATCGATGCAGCAGTGTCCTACGCCGAGAGCTATCAGCACCTAACTGCCGGAACTTACGAAGTAGCGGGTATGCCACCGACGACCGAGGCAGCGGTGATCATGCTGGCATCTCATTTCTACGAGAGCCGGGACGGCAGCACGGGCGGATTCTTTGCGGACAATGTCCAAGCGGGACAGCAGGTATGGAACACAGTGAACACCCTGCTTCTCCTTGACCGCGACTGGAAGGTGGGTTCATGAGCTACGGCAGAATGAACACGCTGATCTCGATTGCGCGGGAAGTCGTGACAAAAGATGCGGAAGGGTTCGCGACAAAGACCGATCAGGTTCTGGTTTCGGCATTTGCGTATCGGGAAGGGCGGCACGGTTCTCAGAAATGGGTGAACCGCGCCGCCTTTTCAGAAGCAACGGATTTGTTTCGGTTCCGTGCTATCCCGGGCCTAGCTGTAACCACTGCTCACGTGATCCTTTGTGGGGATGATCGCTTTACAATCACGTCCGTCGAGGACGTGAAGGGCAGAGGGATGTACCTTGAGGTGCTGGCAATGAAGTTGACGCCGGATGGCTAAGGTGAAGATCGAAATGCCGGATGAGTTTCTGAATCAAATCGCTGGTATGGGCAACGTGCTTGACGCGGCGATCCCAAGAGCGCTTGCTGCGGGCGGCAAAGTCGTAATGGAAAAGATGAAATCGAACCTGCAAGCGGCAATCGGTCGAGGGACGAAATATAAGTCCCGCTCGACCGGCAAACTCACTGCCTCGCTGGGTGTATCGCCCGCGAAGTTGGATCGCGAAGGAAATTTCGACGTGAAGGTCGGATTCTCTGAAGGTCGCGGCAACGTGAGTAACGCCATGCTCGCGAACGTATTGGAATACGGCAAACACGGTCAGCCGCCGAAGCCGTTTCTGAAGCAAACGAAATCATCGAGTCGGAAACCATGCATAGAGGTGATGCAGACGGCACTGAAGGAGGAACTGGATATCCCGTGAGTATGTTAGAAGAACTGAATAGGATCGTTGAAAGCGCCGGACTTCCTGTGGAGACCGGCGTTTTCTCTACCACAGCGCCGGATACGTATGTCGTGATCACGCCGATCTCGGAGCATTTTGAGCTGTTCTCGGACAATGCGCCGGGTATGAACATCGAAGAAGCGCGGTTGTCGCTCTTCTCGAAGGGCAATTATGGTGCGAACAAGCGGCAGCTCGCTCGGCTATTGCTCGCGGCGGAATTTCTAGTATCGGAACGTCGCTATATCGGGCTGGAAGAGGACACGGGCTATCACCACTTTGCCATAGACGTGGCGAAGGAGTATTTGGAGGAAGATTAGATGGCAACCATCGGACTGGATAAACTGTATTACGCGAAGATCACCGAGGGCGCGAACGGCGATGAAACCTACGCTGCGCCAGTTTCGCTCGCCAAGGCGATGTCTGCGGAATTGAAGATCGACATCAACGAAGCGACACTGTATGCCGACGATGGCGCTGCCGAGGTGGTCAAGGAGTTTAAGAGCGGTACGCTGACTCTGGGCATCAACAACATCGGCGCGGCGGTCGCGAGTGATCTCACCGGGTCACAGATCGATGACAACAAGGTGCTGGTATCCCAGAGCGAGAACGGCGGTCAACCTGTCGCGATCGGTTTCCGCGCGAAGAAAAGCAACGGCAAGTACCGTTACTTCTGGCTCTATCGAGTCGTGTTCGGCATTCCTGCAACGAATCTACAGACCAAGGGCGACAACATCACGTTTTCAACCCCGTCGATCGAGGGAACGATTATCCGGCGAAACAAGCTGGACGGTCAGGGTAAGCATCCGTGGAAAGCGGAATTAAACGAAGACGATACCAGTGTACCGGCGGCGACGATCTCGGGTTGGTATACGCAGGTCTATGAGCCGACATTTGCGGCGGAGGGTTAACATGGAAAACGACAGAGGCGCTATGATCCAAATCGGCAATCGGGAGTATGAAATGCTCCTGACCACTCGCGCGACCAAAGAGATAGCCAAGCGCTACGGCGGGTTGGAGCACCTCGGCGACAAGCTCATGAAGGCGGAGAACTTCGAGCTGGCACTGGACGAGGTGGTGTGGTTGATTACGCTGCTCGCGAATCAGAGCACGCTGGTGCACAACCTTCTCGAGCCGGACGATAAGCGCGAACTGCTGACCGAGGAAGCAGTGGAACTGCTCACCACACCGCTAGACCTGTCTGGCTACAAAGCCTCGATCATGGAGGCGATGGTCAAGGGGACGAAGCGCTATATCGAGAGCGAGGAGGAACCCTCAAAAAACGTGCCGGTCGGGCAAGCGACGAAGAGTTGTTTGCCCGACTGATTTTCTACGGGGTGACCCTCCTGGGACGACCGGAACGCGAAGTTTGGCTCATGCCACTTGGCGCTCTGCTCGACCAGTGTGAGGTGTATAAGCAAGCGAATGGATATTCGCAGATACCTGCAAATAGTGCTATTGAAGATGTGCTTCCTTGTGGAATCTAAGTTGAATACTGTGTTTACCTAGAGATAATGGTGATCTCAACATGACCATTTACAGCATCAAAAATTAGTATTACAATACAAATAAAAGGCGTGTAAAAACTGATTACTTCGATAGCGTATTTTGAGTGCCAAAAAAATCAATAATTTGAATGGAGAACGAAACATGCTTATTACTGTAATTGCAGGTGTACTTGTTTATGTCCTGAGTCAGATCTTTGATGAATACATACTAAAGCCAGTCCACAGATTTACACTTTTGAAGTCAACGATATCTTACTCCTTGGCCTATTATGGTAACTTATACAAGAATCCGTTATCTAGCAGCAAAGGCGCCGATGAAAAGCAAGTAAATGATTATCAAATTGCCAGCGTCGAATTACGAAAAGTGGCTGCTGAGTTAAAGGGATTCATTGAAGAAAGACCAACATTGGCTTTTCTTCTACCTAGTGGTGATAAAATGATGAAAGCTTTTCACGGGCTTATTGGTTTATCAAACAGTCTTTTTTCTGCAAACCAAGGCGAATGGCTTCGAAATACGCTAGGCTATGAAGCTGAAGTTATTAGTAATCTGTCATTGCATAAGGAAGAGTAAAATAGAATTGAAATGAGAACGACCTTCGGGTCGTTTTTTTATGCTCATTTTTCGTTAAGGAGGTGATTTATTGGCATCCGACTTCGGACTTAAGATTGGGATTGAGGGCGAAAAAGAGTTCAAGAAAGCGCTCTCCGAGATCAACCAGTCGTTCAAGGTTCTCGGGAGCGAGATGAACCTTGTCACCTCCCAGTTTGACAAGCAGGACAAATCCGTCGGCGCACTGACCGCCCGAAACCAAGTCCTTCGAAAAGAGATTGACGCTCAAAAAGATAAGGTCGAGACCCTCGAAGCCGCGTTGCAGAACGCGGCTTCTTCTTTTGGAGAGAACGATAAGCGTACCCAGGCATGGCAGGTTCAGCTCAATAACGCGAAGGCCGCGCTCAACGGAATGGAACGTGAGCTTGGCGCGAACGAAACCGCGCTGGAAAGCACGGCGAGCGATCTGGATTCGGCTGGCAAACAGGCGGACGAGTTCGGCGACGAGATTAAACAGTCCGCCGACCAGGCGGACGATGCGGGTGGGCGATTCGATAAGTTTGGTTCAGTTGTGAAGGGTATTGGCGTCGCACTTGGCGCGACTATGTTGGCAATCGGAACGGCGGCAGTGGCTGCTGGCAAAGCGCTCGTCGACATGACTGTCAATACCGCGGCATATGCGGATGAGATGCTGACGCAGAGTTCCATTACCGGCATGAGCGTCGAACGGCTACAGGCGTATTCCTACGCGGCCGACCTCGTGGATGTGTCGCTTGAGACCATGACCGGTTCTATGGCGAAAAACGTGAAGTCCATGTCCAGTGCCGCCGGGGGTAGTGAGCAGTTTGCCAAGGCATACGACCGCCTTGGCGTATCGGTGACCAACGCCGATGGATCTCTGCGCGACAGTGAGGATGTCTATTGGGATGCTATCGATGCGCTCGGTCAGGTATCGAACGAAACGGAACGCGACGCGCTGGCCATGCAGCTCTTTGGCAAGAGTGCGCAGGACCTGAATCCTCTCATTGCTCAGGGCAGTGAGGGCATCGCTGCGTTGACCGATGAAGCCAAACGCATGGGCGCGGTGCTAAGCGAGGACACGATTGAGAAATTCGGCGCGTTCGATGATTCCGTGCAGCGACTCAAACAGGGCGCGGCGGCGGCTCAGCGGGTCATGGGAACGGTGCTGCTCCCGCAACTGCAGACGCTCGCGGACGATGGCGTTTCTCTGCTCGGAGATTTCACGTCGGGACTTGCGGAGGCAGGCGGCGATTTCGATAAAATCACCGTTGTGCTCGGCGAGACAGTTGGTGGAATCGCAAACCTGATTCTCGGCAGTTTGCCGCAATTCGTACAGGTTGGCATGAGTATCGTGAGCGCGATCGGTGGAGCGCTGGCAGCGAATCTACCGACGCTGATCTCTGCCGCATCCGGCATCGTCATGACGCTGCTACAAGGTGTGATAACCGCGCTACCGCAGTTTACGGATGGAGCTGTGCAACTGATTACTACACTAGCGCAGGGGATTGTAGACATGCTGCCAGCGTTGGTCGAGGCCGCGATTCAAATGATCGCATCGCTCGTACAGGGAATTGGCGACGCGCTATCGACGTTGATTCCCGCAATCATTGAAGCGGTGCTGCTGATCTGCGAAACACTGTTCGATAACATGGACAAGATACTGGATGCGGCATTTTCAATCGTGAAGGGATTAGCAGAGGGCATCATCCGCGCGCTGCCAAAGCTGATTGAAGCATTGCCGAAGCTCATCACGGGAATCATAAACTTCTTCATGCAGAACCTTCCCACCCTTATGGCCATGGGCATAGAAATAACGGTTCAGCTCGCAATTGGCTTGATCAAGGCACTCCCGCAGCTGATCGCTGCTCTGCCGCAGATCGTTTCCGCAATCCTGAATGGATTTCGTCAATCAGTGTCTTCGGTAGTGGAGATTGGCAAGAACATCGTAAATGGCTTGTGGGAAGGCATCAAGAGCATGGCCTCATGGCTGGCAAGCAAAGTGCGAGACTTCTTTTCCAATATCGTGAAAAGCGCAAAGAAAGCGCTTGGGATCGCGTCGCCCTCCAAAGTGTTCGCCGGAATCGGCGAGAACATGGGTGAAGGTGTGGGAGTTGGTTTCACCGATGCTATGGTGGACGTGAACAAGCAAATCCAGAGCGCGATTCCAACCAGCGTGGATGTTGGCGCGATCGATGTACTAACGAACCTACCGAACACAATCGGAATCGGCGGGACGAGCGACTTGCTGTCTCAGAAGCTGGACGTGCTGATCGGTGAAGTGAGGCGGTATCTACCTCAGCTCGCGGGGATGCAATTGGTCGCTGACACGGGTGCGACGATCGGCTGGCTTGCGCCAGTAATGGACGATGCGCTCGGAGTGATTCGTAGACGAAAGGAGCGGCTAGTGTGAGCGATATCCGATTCGGAACCAAATGGGCGCATGCGGACTACGGTCTGATTGTCGCGCCCTACGCCATCCCCATGCCGGAGCCGCAGACGAACTTCGTGGAGATCCCCGGGCGCGATGGCTCACTCGATTTGTCTGATGCGTTCGGCACCGTGCGATATGCCGATCGGATCATTCCGCTGACGCTGTATGCGCGCGCGCCATTTGACGCGCTGATCTCTGCATTCGCGGCGGACGTGCATGGGCGGAGAATGAACGTTATCCTCGATCGTGACCCGACCTATTACTTCGATGCGCGGGTTACGGTTGAGGACGTCGAGCGGCACTCTGGCTATTGTGAGCTGTCACTGGAGTGCCGCACGAAGCCGTATAAGTTGGAGCACTTTGAGACAACGATTACAGTTCTTCCCACGGGCAACGCAACCGTAACGTTGACAAATGCGCGAATGCCGGTCGTGCCGACGATCATCGTTTCCGCCGGAATGACGCTCACGTTCACGCTCTCAGGGAAGGATTACACCATCAACCTTTCAGCGGGCACGCACGTGATTCCATCTCTGGTGCTCATAGAGGGCGACACGGCGATTGGAATCATTGGGACGGGAAGAATCACATTCACATATCGGAAGGGGACACTTTGATGTACCGAATACTCTGCGATTCCTATGTGCTCTACGATCCACGTTTGCCGGATTTCTTCGTGTTCGAGCCGGATTTGACGCAAAAGAAGAACGAGCCGGGTGAGCTGTCGTTCACGGTTCCAAAGGAGCATCCGCACTATGGTGTGCTGGAAAAGCTCAAAAGCCGCATCAAGGTCTATCGAGACGATACCCTGATCTGGGTTGGGCGTGCGATCGAGGACGAGCGCGATCTGTACGAAAACCGCAAGGTGGTGGTAGAAGGGACACTGGCGTTTTTACTGGACAGTATCATTCGTCCATTTGCTATGGATAGCACAGTGACGGATATTTGGGCGTATATCCTAACCCAACACAATGTGCAAGTGAATGCGAATCAGCGTCTCGACATTGGGAATTGCGATCTTTCCGGCTCGATCAGCATCTCGACAAAGGACTACCTTTCCGCTTGGCAGGTGATGAAGACTTGCCTGCTTGATTCGTTCGGTGGTTATCTAATCGTTCGATTCGAGGAAGATGACAATCCGGTTCTGGACTATCTCTCAGATGCGCCGGATACATCAACCCAGCGGATCGAATTCGGTGAGAACCTGATCGACCTTGTGTTAAGCAAGAATGCCTACGAGACATATACCGCCTGCGTCCCGCTCGGCTCGGCACTTCGTGACATCGACCCGGAATCGGAAAGCGACGCGCGACTCACGATCGCGAGCGTGAACGAGGGACAGGATTACCTGATCGATACGGCGCTTGCGGCCGAGAATGGGGTGATCTTCGCACCGACTGGCCTGACCACATGGGACGATGTTTCCGACGCGACGATCCTCATGAACCGAGGTCGCGACTGGCTAAGCGGGTCCGGCGCGCGGTTCAAACAGACAATCAAGCTCTCGGCGGTCGATCTACACAACGCCGACGCAAACGTCGAGTCGTTTCGTTTCTTGGATAAGGTGGTCGTTTCCTGCGGCACGCTATGCCCGGAAGAGACGTATGTGCTGTCCGAGTTGACGATTCCGCTGAACAATCCAGCGAGCACAGACATTGTTCTCGGAGATTCGCGCCCTTCTCTGATCGGTGAGGAGATAAGGCAGAACACATCGGTGAAGAACCGCATCGAGACAATCGAGTCGGATTATACCACGCATGGTGAAATCAAGGAGATCGTGCAGGAGCAGCTCACTCAGAACACCTCGATCCTGCAATCCGCGCAGCAGATCATCATGATTGCGCTGGAGGACTATGTTCGAACGCAGGATTTCATCGCGCTGCAGAATACGATACAGACCTCATTCTCCATTATGGCAGGGACGATCGAGGCAAACTTTACAGAGACGGCAAGCCGAATCTCAACCTTGAACGGTGAAACCTCGCAGCAGTTTGAGACAGTTCGTAGCTTCATCCGATTGATTTCGTCCGGCATTGTGATCGGAAAGAGCACATCCGCGATCAAGCTCAAGCTGGAGAACGACGTGCTTTACTTCTTCTCTGGCAGCGAGGACAGCGTGACCACCGACAACGCGATCGCCTACTTTTCTTCCGGCAAGTTGTATGTTATCGACGTACAGGTGCTTTCGTCGCTGCGGATTGGCGGATATGCATGGGTACCCGAGAACGGCAACTTAAACTTTAAAAAGATCGCGGGGTGAGGATATGGCAAATTGGCCGTATGAGTCGATTCATGATGGATACACGATCGTAAACGGTTCTCTTTCTGGAACGGCGGCAAGTAAGATTTCTTGCTGGCTGGAGTATAAGATCATTTCGCAGTCAGCCGCCAGCAACGCCTCAACCATCCGGTTCTATGTGTTTCTGGCGACCTCAGGGAACACCTCGCAGTTTGACGTCTATTGCAACAACATAGACTCAAATTCTCGTGGCGCAATGAGCGTATCTGTGGACGGAAGCGTGGTCTACAATCGCACGGGCAGAGGTTTCGCAATATCGTGCATTCCTTACCGTGACGAATACATCTCGCAGTATCAGGAACCATATGACACAGCGCTAGGCTATCAGTACCTCATGATCCTGACCGATAACGCGAGCACAGAGAGCGAAGCATATGGCGAATGTACGGTCACCCACAACTCGGATGGGACAAGGCAGACAACGATTTCATTCGTCGCGAACTGTACGTATTCGTCGGCGATTGGTTCTGTCAGCGGATCGCTGAGTATCACATTACCGGCGATTCCACGAGTCACTACTCCGAGCGTACCGAGCGTGACGCTTGGCAGCGCGGCAACGATTACGCTAACGCCAGCGTCAAGCGCGTTTCTACATACCCTGCGGGCGAAGTTTGGTTCGCGCGCGGAGACGACGATTGCAACTCAAACCGACGCGACAAGCATCTCATGGACGCCGTTGCTGGACGAAGCCAGTTCCGCGCCGAATGCGACGAGTGTCGCCGGGACACTGTATTGCGATACTTATTCCAGTGGAGTTCTTCTTGGTACAACTCAAGTCAGCGTGACAGCAGCGATTCCCGCTTCCGTTGTGCCAACAGGATCGATATGGTTCTCCGAGGCGGAGGAAGGGATACTGGCACAATTCGGATGCTTTGTTCAGCGAAAGAGCAAGTTAAACGTCAGCATTTCTTCTTCTGGTATATACGGCTCATCGGTCTCATCGATCTCGACAACGGTCAACGGGGCGACGTACTCGGGTAACTCGTTTACGACAAATGAACTAGCCACTGTTGGATCGAATACGATCCGCGCGACGATTACGGACAGCCGGGGACGAACCACCGTCCTGACAGGAACGTTCGAGGTTGTGGCATATGATTCGCCCTCCGTCAATTCAGTTTCGGTCTTTCGGTGCGATGCGTCGGGCAACGCCAGCAATACAGGCGCTTTCGCCATGGTTGCAGTCGCAGGTTCGATCTCATCCGCCAATAGCAATAATACGCGAGTGCTCAAGATCGGATATAAACGAAAGAGCGAATCCTACTATACGGATACGACGTTTGCGTTTACGAATTACTCGGTCAGCGGGTCCTTCCGTATCGGCGGTAGCTTGTCGAACCAGTACACCTACGATATCCGAGTAACCCTCGGTGACTATTTCGGTGAAGCGTATGGGTACATAGATCTCAGCACGGCGGAGGTCATTCTATCCGTGCGCAGCACAGGTATGGGACTGGCGGTCGGCAAGGTTGCCGAAGAGGACAGCTTCGATGTCGGCTGGCCGGCGCGGTTTCGAGAAAATGTGCAGTTTGATGATGCTGTAACCTTTTCGAGCGTTCTGTGGTTGGCGAACCTGATTTTCCCGGTAGGAAGCATTCGTATGACGGTTTCCGCCGCAGATGAAAGTGCGTTCCTAGGCGGTACTTGGGTGCGCTGGGGTACGGGGCGAGTACCAGTCGGCGTGAATACATCGGATGCGAATTTCAACACCGTGGAAAAGACAGGCGGTGCGAGCGCGCAAGCGTTATCCGTGGCGGAGATGCCGTCGCATAACCACTCGTTTAGCGGATCTGTAACGGTCAACGCCAACGGCGCGCATGCACACCAAGCGTCTTCGGGGTCGTATAAGGTCGGAAGCGGGTCTGCTTCTACTTATTACTATATGACGAACGGTGGATCAACGAGCGGACAGACGACGGGGTCTGGCGGGTCACATGACCATACAGGCTCTGTGTCCGGCTCGGTCGGCAATAATGGCAGCGGCACGGCGCACAACAACCTACAGCCCTATATCACCTGCTATTTCTGGAAGAGAATGGCATAGGGCGCGGGATAAATAGTTAGGGCGCTCCTTTCGAAGCGCCCTGTTATTGCATGGTCAAAGTGGTGAATGAAAGGGAGGAAGAAAAAGTTCAACGCCGTAAGACCATGCAAATCCTATGTATATAGCGTAACAGACATTTATGAACAGAGCAACCGAAAACCATGACGGATTTGAAAATATTAAACCGTCAACAGGAGGGAAAATGGGATTCTCTCGCAATATGAAAATTGATAGGGCGCTCCGTTTGAAGCGTCCCCAAAAGGCGAAAGGCACTCAGCCGGGGGGAAGAGTGCCTTTCTAATTTGCATGGTAAATCTTGTTAGGGATTGGGACATACCGGGTAGGTAGGTTGTGTATACCATGCAAGCTTTGATGTACCTGCATCATAGCAGATTTTTCTCGGAAATACCATGAAGAAACCATGAATTTATCTGATCCGAAACGGAGGAAGTAATGGAATTTACGCGCAATTTGAAGAAGGGCACGTCTGGCGAGGACGTGCTTTTTTGTAAGCAAAAGCTCTTGGAGCTTGGGTTCTATGGCGACCACATTACAACGGTTACCAAGAAGACATTCGGCGCGGACACGCTGGAGGCTGTGAAGCGGTTTCAGGCGCAAGCCGGGCTAACTGTCGACGGGGTCATAGGGGACGAAACGTGGGCGGCGCTGTTCGGCGACACGGCAACAGAAGCGGAGCCGATCACAAAGGATACGGTATCGGACAAATCGACTGCGATTTGCGCACTGGCGCTGACGCGAATTGGGGATCTGTATGTTTGGGGAGCGTCAGCATTGACCGACCTCTCCAACGCGAAGATTCAGGCAATGGATGAGGAGTTCGCGCGTGCGATCACCTTCCGAGACAACCAGTATAAAGCGGGTTTCGCCGAACTCATGGCGCATGACTGTTCCGGCTTTCTTTCCTGGCTCATGCGCGAGACAGGTATTTGGGACGATCGCAAGAATTGCGATGGACTCTGGGCGCTGTGCGACGTTGTCGCGCGCAATGAGCTGATCGCGGGCGACTTCCTGTTTCGCAGCAGCACCACGAATGCCGAGGATGAAACACATGTGGGGCTCTATCTGGGGCGAGGCATGGTCATTCACGCCAAAGGCCGCGACGTTGGTGTCGTTGTGGAGGGAATCAATCAAGGCGGAAGCGGTTACTGGCACAAATGCGGTCGCTGCAAGTTGTTGAATCAATAGAAGTGGGGGAACGGAATTGAATTACATCGGGGAGATCATATCGGGTGTGTTCGCGCTGCTGGTTGTTTGGCTGGAAGTGCGCGTGGCCCGTGACCGAAAGCAGACGGATAAGCGAGCCGCTGTTCGCGCAAAGGAGTCAAAACTCGCCATGAAGATGCAGGATGCAAGTTTGTCGCTCTCTCTTGCAACGGCGATTGCAGTGGAGCGAGGTGAAACCAACGGAGAGATGAAAACTGCGCGCGACAAAGCGGAAACCGCGCAAGAGGAATATGAAGACTTTGTCCATGAGCTTGCCTCGGAGCAGGCTACATCAATCTAGGAGGAACTACCATGAAAAAGAATCTGATTCTGGTCCTGATCACACTCCTGCTGCTCGCGCTGCCCGCCGTCGCGCTGGCGGATACGGGTGGCATGAACGTCGCCGACACTCTGACCGAGAACGCTGTGGAAATTGCCGCGGCATTTTTTATTGCCCTGATCGGCGTGTTCGGTGCATGGCTGACAGCCAAACTCGGTAAGGCAACGCAACTGGACACAGTAAACCATGCCCAGCAGGAGCTGATCAAGCTCGCGCAGATCACGGTTGGTGAACTGAAACAGACGGTCGTGGATGGCATGAAGGCAGCGCATAAGGACGGAAAACTGACGAAGGAAGAGATCGCGCAACTCGGCCAGTTGCTCTACGAAAAAACAACCGCGAAGCTATCCGCTTCGGCGATGGATGCGTTGACCGCCGCTCAAGTTGATATCTCGGCGTTGATTACCGGCACGGCGGAACATCTGATCGCGGGAATGAAGTAACGGCAAACTACATATCGAGAAATGGGAGCGTCTTGCGGGACGCTCCTTTTTTCGTTGGAGAAGATATGACGCAAAAGGAAAGAGAAGAAGTCCTTCGCTTACGGATCGAAGGAAAGAGTTACACCCAGATTGCGGACATTATTCGGCTTTCACGAAACACAGTGAAATCAATCTGCCAGAGGATGAGGATTCAGCCAAGTGAGACAGCAGGGGAAAATCACGATACTGATCACTGCAAACGATGTGGAGCGTTCCTTGTTCAGAATACAGCTGGCAAACGAAAACGGTTTTGTACCGATCAGTGCCGTAGAGTTTGGTGGCAGCAACATCAAGACAATCGGAGTTTGAAGTCCGCCGTCAAAGCAAAGTGCGCTTTCTGTGGCCGCGTTTTTGAGGACTATGAAAAGAATCACAGAAAATACTGCTGCCATGCCTGCTATATTCGTGATCGCTTTGGGGATAAGAAATTGCATGACAAACGAGCAGTTTGAACGGGAGATGCGTTATCGCGTTTCGATGGCAGTGGCTAATTGTATGCTGCGGAAAGGGCTGATTTCGCAGGCTGAACACGAAACCTTCGATGCTCTTATGATCGAGAAGCACCAACCGCCGATCGGGAATATCTTGCTCAAAACATCTGTTGATAAATCGCCGAGTGAGAGCTAATATGCCACATGATAGGAGCATAGGTATGAATCGAGTGATACACAAAGTACAGCCAACGATTCCGGCAATCCCGCAACGGATGCGAGTTGCCGCCTATGCTCGCGTTTCTAATGATAAAATGGCTATGGTTGAATCTCTGGCGGCTCAAGTCAGTTACTACAGCGCGCACATACAGCGAAACCCGCAATGGATCTACGTTGGGGTATTTGCGGACGAGGGTCTGTCAGGCACGAAAGATAATCGTCCAGAGTATCAACGACTGATTTCCGATTGCTATGCTGGAAAGATAGATATGGTGATCACGAAATCGCTCAGCCGATTTTCGCGAAATACACTGGATACACTGAATATCCTACGTGAACTGAAACAAAGAGGCGTGGATGTGTTCTTCGAACGGGAGAACATCCATAGTAATTCAGGGGATGGCGAGTTGATGCTCACCATCCTCTCTTCATATGCGCAGGAAGAAAGCCGATCCGCATCAGAGAATATAAAATGGCGGATTCGAAAGAAGTTTGAACAGGGCGAAATTTCTGGATGGTGTCAATTGTATGGGTATACGATACGGCGCGGCAAGGTCGCAATTGACGCTTACAAAGCGGACATCGTACGCAGGATTTTCTCAGAGTACCTTGCTGGCGATAGCGCCACCGTGATCGCGAAACGGCTCCGTCTCGAGGGCGTTCACTGCGAACAGGGTGGACAGTGGAAACAGTTCACGGTTTCGGAAATACTCAGGAACGAGAAGTATACCGGCAACCAACTCCTGCAAAAGACATTCACGAAAGACCATCTATCCAAACGCGCGAAGAAGAACCAAGGCGAATTGCCGCTTTATCTTGTCGAAAACGCGCATCCCGCGATTATTGATGCCGAGACTTATCAGCGCGCGATGAGGCGAATGGAGGGCAATCAGAAGACCGCAAAACGCCCTGAGCCGAAGATGGATAATCAGCTGTTTCGGCGAAAAATCATCTGCTCACACTGCGGCAGACACTTCATTCGGAAGAACACAAATGGAACGCCAGGGTACGTTTGCAGCACCTACTCGGCTGAAGGGAAGGACTTTTGTCTCAGCAAAAAAATACCAGAGTCAACTATTGTTGAATTTTCTTTGAAAGCGCTGGGAATACCCGAGTTTGATAAAGAACTCTTTGATAAAGAGATCGACCATATCGTTGCGAGATACCCTAACGATCTAGTATTCGTTTTTCGTGACGGTCATACCTGTGAGTATACATGGGAAGACAGATCACGGGCTGAAAGCTGGACGGAAGAGATGAAAATAGCGGCTGCGGAAAAAACCAGATCCAGAAAAAGGAGTAATTCTCATGGAAGCCATCAAGAAAGTCACGAAGATTGATCGTGCGGTCGTTGGCAAAGCATCAACGCATCAAGCGATTGCAAGCCTGCGTCGAGTTGCAGCGTATGCTCGAGTTTCGACTGACAGCGACGAACAGTTCACCAGCTTCGAGGCGCAGGTGGATTACTATACCCGCCAGATCACTGCTAACCCAGACTGGACGATGGTTGAGGTTTATACGGACGAGGGTATTTCCGGCACGAACACGAAAAAGCGCGACGGTTTCAATCGCATGAATGCGGACGCGCTGGCTGGGATGATTGACTTGATCATTACGAAGAGCATCTCTCGTTTTGCCAGAAACACCGTCGATACGCTGACTGCGGTTCGACAGCTGAAGGAGAAGGGGGTGGAGGTGTATTTTGAGAAAGAGAACATTTACACCATGGACTCCAAAGGTGAGCTACTAATCACGATCATGAGCTCACTCGCGCAGGAGGAGAGCCGTTCGATCAGCGAGAACGTCGCCTGGGGCAAGCGCGCAAAGTGCGAGGAGGGGAAGGTCTATTTGCCCTACAAACAGTTCCTCGGCTACGAGAAAGGCCCTGACGGGCAGCCGCAGATAGTCGAAGAGCAAGCGAAAACCATCCGGCTGATCTATTCTCTTTTTCTGGAAGGGCTTATGCCCTCCGGTATCGCAAAACGGCTGGAAGCCATGGGGACCTTATCCCCGGCTGGGAAGCAACGCTGGCAGACCAGCACGGTGGAAAGCATCCTGCGGAACGAGAAATATAAGGGTGACGCGCTGTTGCAGAAAACCTTCTGCGTAGACTTCCTGACCAAGAAAATGAAACGAAACGAAGGCGAATTGCCGCAATATTACGTAGAACAAAGTCACCCGGCGATCGTTTCTCCCGAGGTGTTCGACGAAGTACAGCAAGAGCTTAAGCGCCGCCGCGAGGCCCAATATGTGGGCAGAAGCGGATGCTTTTCCAGCAAGATCATTTGCGGGGAGTGCGGTAGCTACTACGGCAGGAAGGTGTGGCATAGCAACGATAAATACCGCACCGTGATCTGGCGTTGCCAGCACAAATACGACAACGGTGAACCATGCAAAACGCCGCACGTGACCGAAGATCAGATCAAGGCGGCGTTTGTAGAAGAGATGAACCGCGTGATTGCGAATAAGGATCAGGTTCTTTCGGATATCAGTAAACTAATTACGACGCTAACCGACACGCGTGAGCTGGAAGAAAAGGAATCTGCTGCGAGGGAGGAGCAGGAAGCAGCATCAGAGTCGATTCACAAGCTAGTTGACACCTACGCGCATGCGCTGATTGAACAGTCCGAATATAACGAACGATATGCGGTTTTACTGACTCAAAGCCGGTCACTTGAGGATCGGATCGCCCAGATCGGGGAGCAAGGTGAGCAGCGAAGAGCAAGGATGCGTGAACTTAATGCGTTCTATAAGTTGCTGAAGCAGACCGGACCGATTATGGAGTTTGACGAGGAGCTGTGGAATGTGGCGGTGGAGAAAGTAAAGATTCTTGCAGATGCTACTATCGTTTTAAACCAAAAGAACAGGAAATCAACTTAACCATATGAAATTTAGTGATGCTTGCACTTTTATGCAACTGTAGAAAGTGGATATAAATGAGAATTTGACATTAAATTTCCTGCTATTTAAGTTGTTGTTTTAGTAGCTAATAGAAAACGAACAAATAAACATAAAAAGCGAATTAATTGGCATTGGAATGCCCGTATTAGATTCGCTAGAATCGAGTATCGGTCTTTGACTAATGAATTGAAAGAAAACAGTTCAAATCTTATTGCGCTGACGGTAATAAAACTTACTGAGCCGATTTAAACATTCCATTTTTATATCAGAAAATTCATTAAAGTATCCACTAGTATGCAAGATGGTACACCCTTGCTTTTTGCTTCAATCCGTTGCGGGCATTTTGCAAAATAATGCTTATTGGGGAATGGTTCCCTTTCTAAATAAAACAGTCTCCCTCTATTCGAGTGAGGAGGAGGTTGCGTACCCTTAAGGACGCTCTCGCACGGGGATTTGCACCACAAATTGCACAGTAAGAACACTAAAAGGGCAAAGTTGAATGGATTGCGCC